TATTACTATCCATTTCAACATCTGCTGTTAAATTAGCATTGACTTGAATAATTTGATTATTAGCAACTGCGCTTTTCAAACTAGCACTAGCATTTATATTTCCAGTTTCCAATTGAACTGCTCTTTGCATTTTAGTAATCATTTCATCATTCATATTATCAACTGATTTCATAATTTCATCGGTATTTGCATCAATTCCAACTGCAATTCCTTTAGGTATCCATTGCCCTACTTGATCACGCATAACTTTTGATGGTGAAGCAATTCCCAAAGCCTTTTTAATACCATCGGTAATACCACTTGCAAAAGATTTTATTTTATCTAATAACCAACTTTTAACATTTTTAATACCATTCCAAATTCCTTTTACAATATTTTTTCCAATATCAAGCATTTTATTTGGCAATTCTTTTATATAATTAACAAAAGTATTTATAAATTTTGGAATTTCAGTTTTTGCTGTGCTTATCATATTAGTTGCCATAGTTTTAACTTTTCCCGGTATTTGTGACAAGAATTCCCATATCTTGCTTGGTAAACTCTTAAACCATTCGATTACATTGCTTATTATTTCAGGCAAATCAGTTGTAACCCAATTCCAAAGTTCGATTCCTAGTTTAACAATAGTTCCTATTATTTCGCCAATTGCCAAGCCTATATTATAAGGTAAATTTTTAAACCATTCAATGACGCCATTAATCCATTCTGGAATTGTTTCAGTAAAAAATGTGCCTATTGCATTCCAAACCGTTTCAAATACTGATTTTATTCCATCCCATAAACCTATCCAAAATTCTCTAAACCAATCACATTTGTTCCATAATACTACAAATATTGCTATTAATGCAACTATCGCTAATACTATTAATGCTATTGGGTTCGCCGCCATAACTGCATTTAACACTGCTTGGGCTTTTGCAAGACCTGCGCTAGCCAATTCTGCAAGTGTCATTTTACCAGTTAATAAAGCAACTATACCCTCGCCAACGCTTAGCGTACCATTTAATAGTCCTTGTGCAATTGTTGTTTCTCCTGCTTGTAATGAAAATAATGACAATTGTACTTGTGCTTTTTGAAAATCTACAACAACTCCTTGAATTGTTGTACCAAGTTTCCAACCAGCAACTGCTACTCCAACTGCTACAATTGCCGGTTCTAAATCTTTAATTTTTTGCCAAAGTTCTTTTACTTTATCAATAACTTCTTGCCAATCGATTTTTCCAATAACATCAGCAATTTTATTTAAAGCTTCTTCTCCTTTGCTACCTACATTTGCAATAACTTGTCCTAAACCACCAAATCCGGCATCTGACAATGCTTGGTCTATACTATCAATGATATTAGCAACGCCACGAGCAACTGCTGTTTTTGCATTTGTAACGTTTGTTGAAATTCCACCAGTAGCATTTTTTGCTTGTTCAGCAAATGATAAAAATTCCCCTGTTCCTTCTTCATTTAAGGTTACTATTGCGTCCATAAAGTCATCCATAGATAATGTTCCATCTTGAATTGCATTGTAGAAATCTCCGCTAACTGCTGTTGAAGTATAACCTAAATAATTTGCTACTTGTTTCAATTGCGCCGGCATTGCTGTTAATATACTTCGCCATTCTACTGCATCTGGAGTTCCTTTTGCATATGCTTGTGATAGTTGTTCTAATGCACTAGCTTGTATTTCCGTACTTGCTCCGCCAGCTAACAAAGCATTATTTAAAGCAAGAAAATAGTCCGTTGATTTACTTACATTACTATTTGCGCTTGTAAATCTTTGTACTGACAAAACTGCATCATTTAATGTTGTTGGAATACCTTTTAATCCTTTGCTTAATTTATTAATTGATGCTTCGCTATCTTCAGATGAGATTCCTAAGTTAGCCATAACCTTAGAATAATTATTTAATGTATCTAGTCTTGAAATAGCATTATCTACACTATCGGATATTGTACTCATTGCTGTTGATATAATCTTATCAATTCCCAAAGCACTAACTATATTTTTAACAGAACTAACCCCACTTTGCAACCCACTTGTGTCTAATTTTGTACTATATGTCAATGTTCCTGCTACTGCCATATTAATCACCTCTCTTTTGAATTTTTAAGAGGTTTATTTTAAACTTTCATATATTTTGTCTTGTCTAATTCTATTTTTTATTTCTTTTTCATTTGGTGGTAAACTATACAATTCTTTCAGCGCTAAAAGGTCTTTGTCTTTTCCATCATAAACTCTATATCCTTTTATTTTAGTAAATTCAGCATCGCTAGGCAATGATAACCACATTGCTCTAAACATCCACCAATGAATTTTTTCTTTGCTTAAATCGACATTAAAATAGCATTTAAAGGCTCCCCAAATATACAAGTCATCATATGAATATCTAAAAGCCTCCTTGCTACTTCCTTTTCCAGTTTTTTTCTTTGTTGGAATTTCTTTTTTCCCACATTGATAAAACCAAATAAATTTTTCTACTGCCTCTTTTAACAAATCTTTTTGAATTATTAAAGAAAAAGCAGGATAAAATTTTCGTAAAGCATTGTAACACGCCTTTTTCGTATCTATATCCTGCGTCATTTCTTCTTCAAAAGTAATAAATATACGAAAATCTGTATTAATAATAAATCTCTCATTTTTTAAAAAAACACAACGAGGCAATCTACTATACATACCTTTCAACATATTAATATCTCCTATATCTATTATTTCTATTATAATTATTTTTATTGTAATTTCTTCTTTGTTCTCTATTAAAATTATTAATATTATTTACTTTTTTTTCTACACCATCTATTAATTTATTTATAGGACTAATGGCACTATTAACATAAGCGTTCATACAAGTGCTTACAATTACTAAACCAACTTGCATATTAACTTCTCCATATCCATCCGCTTTTCTTTTCTCATTAATTCTCATAGTAGCGCCATTCCCTAATATTTTATCAATTACTTCTTCTATATTTTCAATATTATTTGTATCTATTTCTTCAATTTCTTTGCTTACTTCAAAAACTAAACCATAAATTTCAACTTCTATTTTTTTATCAGTATCATTGTAATTTAAACTAATTCTATTATTATTCATTATTTCTCCCTCGTCATATTTTTTATTTATTTTTTAACTATACATTTTCAGTAAATTTCTTTGTACTTGTATTGAAAGTACCATAAGTAAAATCTCCGCCTTTTAAAGAACCAGTAATTTGTTTTTGTTCTCCGGCAGCCCCATTTGCCTCAGTAATTTCTACTGTTTGGTTGATTTTACGACATTTATAAGTATTTTCTTGACTGTCAACTGGCTCCCATAAATTAACTATATAATGGTCTCTTTTAGCATCGTCTCCAGTTTTTCTTTCATAGAAAATTGCATAAAAATCTTCTAAAACTGCATCTCCTTTAACTAAGTCCATCGTAATAGGAAATTCATTACTAAAACCAGTGATAGTAGTTCTTTTTGATTTTTCGTGGATGTATTGTTTTTCAGTTTCGGTTGGGTTTGAACTTTCAGTCATTTCAGTAATAACTCCACCAAGAACTATCTCATCACCAATTCCAAAATAATGAGCCTCATCATAAACCATAACATCTTTCATAATTATATCTCCTTTCTAATGTTAAAATATAATTGTAAGGAATAGACACTCACTGCTCCATCCTCACTAATTTCATAAGTTAATGCATTGGCACAACTTACATTGTCAACTTTCATATTATCTTCTAATATTGGAAAATTTCTATTTCTATTTTGAGTGTCTAGCCAATTCGAAAGGTCATCTAACCATTCTAAATTAGTTAGCCTTTGCTCGTCTATTTCACTCTCACTTTTCAATAAAAGCATATATTGATATTGTCTATACCAGCCTCGACTTGTTATATATCGAAGTGGTAAATCTTCTTGCCCTGTTCTTTGCAATGCTAAATTTCTAACATTATTGCTAACTTCTTCACTATGAATATCTTCTACCATAGCAATTTCATTAATTGGTTCGTATGTTTGTAGCCATTGATTTATTTTGTTATCCATTGTTTAACCTCCTTGCATAGGCTGCGACTTGTTTCATAATTGTATCTTTTTTGTCGGCTTTCATTCTTTCAAAAGGTCTTGCTCCGCGTTTAATATCTTTGCTTCTTGAATTTTTATTAATGTATGCTTGATAATGAGCATAAGGTACCCCGATTGTAACATATCCGCTTCCCTCTGTACTAGCCAATCTTATTGACTTAGCCATCGTTCCGGTTTTATATTTAACATAATCTTGCAAATTAGTAATAACCTTATTATCTAGAAATACTTGTACTCTGTTTAAATTAGTGTTGAATTTATTAGTCCAACTCGTATTATAAACAATTTTACAAGTACCACTACTGGTAGTTATGAGTGTTCCTTTTGGAAACGTTATTTCTAATTTATTCGTATTGTTTGTAGCCATTATCTTCCACCAATTTTAATATGATTTAATTCTTTTATGTCATCATCTTCAAAGATAAATTTCTCGACGCTAGATACTTCATAAACACTTGACTTCCCATATTTTTCTCTTAATTCAGTTAGTGGCGCTTTTATAATATCGTATTCTGACTTAATATCAAGTACTACATCGCCTTTTTCAATATTCCAAGTATTATTATATCCCTCGACATCAAATATTCTAATAACAGCATTATCTGATATGCTTGTGCCTGTATTATTTCTGTTTAAATACGATGTATTTCTTAAACTAGCAATTAAATTATATCTAACCCACGAATTTTGAATTTTATGATAAATTGTAATATCTTGTAATAATCCTTTGAAATCTTCCATCATAAGTACCTCGTTAATTCGTTTGGCAAGTTATTTATAATTTTTTGTAAACTAACATTTGCTTGATTTTCAGTTTTTGAACCTCGACTTATACTAACTCCATCTAATGATATAGAATTTGCCTTTGCATTGCTTGAATTTGAACCGTTGGCATTGAAATAGTCAACTAACTCACAAACTGTGAATTTCAATCTATATTGGTCTCTTTTACTTAATGAATTAATGACTTCCTCTATCAATTCTCGGTTGACATTCCTATCAATTTCTCTACTTGCTTTTATTATTAAAGAATTAAAGAGGTTATTAGACAAACTACCCAAATATTCACTTTTATAAAAGTTATAATCAGCATAATTCATCATTTGAACCTCTCCTTTCATTATTTTTCAGTTTTTTCAACTTTAATTTCTTTTTCAACCTTTACTTCAGATTTTTTTATTTCTACCTTTTTAGGTGTTAGTCCTATTTTTGTAGCCATATTTTAACCTCCTAGTTTGCTTTATGAGATAAAACAATTCCTGCTGTTTTATTAGCCCATACATCAACTAAACCATACTTTCTATATTTAGCAATGTAAGCATCTGCATCTGCATTATTTTCTGGAGCAATTGCATCTCTAACAATATGCTTATCAAATTTCATAACAGCGTTTTTATCAACTATTAAGTAGTTAATATCCTTTCCTTCATCGTCTTTCTTGAAGTGTCCTAGTTCTTCTCCACTAGAAGTTCCATCTAATAAATCAATTTTTGTATAAAATCTTGATTGTGGAACTTTAACAATCTTACTAAATCTTCCTAGCACTTCTCTTGATTTAGTAGTATCTAATGCCATAACACTATTTGCTAATGTTGGAGTAATATATAATATTCTTCCTTCTTCTGGAACACTATCTTCATCCATTTTTGAAGTATCTCTTAATAAAGCAGTTAATAGTGCTTCACCATCTGCAAAAGTTTCTCCTGCTGGTGTTGAAATAGTAATTCCATCTGTTCCTGCAAGTTTAGCAGCGACATAAGCATTACCTTCTGGAATAACTTTTTGGTCTTGTAATTCTCTTTGAGCGATTAAATAAGTATCTCCCATTGTTTCTTCGTTATCCATTTCATCAATAGCGAATTTTGTTCCTCTATCGTATTCAAATGTAGCAGTTTTCCATTCAACCTTAACATCGCTTGAAGTGTATCCACTATTTCTTGAATAATCTCCAAGTCCTCCTTCAATAGAAACTTGTCTATATAATATTTCTTTCGCATTTGCTCCTTGACGAGTTAAACTCATATCAGAAGTTAAATCTGCGAATAAATCACCCTTTTTGTATTTTTCGTCTACTAAAGGTGTATATTTTTTTGCTAATGCTATATTATTAGCCATAAATCATCTCTCCTATTCTAATCCTAAAATTTTGCGTTCGTGAGATAAATCTTCTTCAGGTTTTGAATTATGATTATCTCCCAAATCAATATCTTTGCTTTCGGGTTTTTCTGTTAAGAATGCCCCAGCATCTTGTTCTTTGTAAGAAGTTAAATAATCATCAAAACCTAACATTTTACCATTTTCAATTTTCAAATCTTTATTTGCTAAATCTTCCATAAATGATTTTTTGGCACTATTACTTGAAAATTTAATGTCTCTTGTTAAATCATTGATAATGTATTCTCTTTCTCTCTTTGAAATCTTATCATTAAGAGCATTAGTATCAGTTTCATACTTAGTTTTCCAGTCATCAATTTCTTTTTGTAAATCTTCAGTATTTACTTTTGACAAACTTTCAATTTTAGTATTTGCCTCATCTAATTGTTTCTTTAAATCTTTTTTATCATTATTAAGGTCATCAAATTTAGCCTTTGGAATATAGGTACCATCATTAATTATTAATTCCTTATCTCCAATTTTCTCCTTAACTTGATTATAAAGTTCTTCTCCTAATAATTCTTTCATTTTATCTTTCCTCCTATACCTTTTTTTAAGTGTCTCGGCTCCACTCATGAGAAGTTAGTTCTTTCGAACCTTGATGTAATTATACCATTTTTTTTAAAGAATGTCAAAATAATAAAAAAAGACTTTTATAGCCTTATTTATTATATCCTGACTTCCAAGTCAAATCATAATCAACATCAAGCCCATTTGCTTTAGAATATTGTCTAAATTTTATTTGAGAATTTCTCAATTCTTTCTTTGCTTTCTTCAACTCATCATTTGTAGCATTCGTCCTTTTATCACTTTTATTTAATGTTGCTACTTGTTCCTTTTTTGCTCTAACTTGTCTAGCATAATAATTCTGCTTTTGTCTTGTATTGTAATTATTCTCATATTCTTCTTTAGTTAAATGCCCGTTATTTCTAACCTTATCAGTCTTGCCCTCAAATTCTTCTTTCCAGTCATAATTGACAATATGATAACAGTTTGGTTCTTCTGTTAAATATTCATATTTCTTAAATTTATCTAAACTCATAACTACTCCATCAATTACTTGATGCGTTGGTCTGCAATATGGAGAATGCCCTATAACAACACAATTTGCTCCAATTATATCTCCTACTTGCTTAGATAAATCATTTGCTGTTTGAGTTAACGAAGTCATCAAATTCATTTTAACTGTACTTTCCAATTTGTAACTTCTTCCTTTGCTTTCAAGTCTAATTCCTTTTTCTGCTAGTGAATTAATAGTTGACTTCATAGCACTAGAATAATCTTGAGAACCGGTGACAACTTTCAAATATAACTCATCTAATGCTTTAACATAAATCTTTTGAGAACTAAAAGCAACAGTCTTTGTCATATTTTTTAATGTCTTTAAAGTTCTTCTATACATTGAATTTGTTAATTTAACCATCGATGGTGTTACTTCTAGTTTTAAATCTTTGACTTTATACGTGTTAGAATACCCCTCTAATTCGCTTTTTTGAACTTCAAGGAATAATTCTTCAAGGGCTTTCTTTTGCTCTCTAGAAATACCACTCATTTTCTTTAAAGCCTCATTAAATACTTCTTTGCCTCCTTGCCTTGCTAATTGCCTTATTTGTGCCTTTGTATAACTAGATAGTTCTTCATTTTGTTGTAGTTTTTTAATAATCATTGAAGTTAAATCTTGATTTAATTTAGAATACATCTCAATTACTTTATTTCTTTCTAATGAACTCATTTTTTCGGGTGTTATCATTTAATACCTCCTAGAATAAAAGAGGACTAATTGCTCTCCTCTTCTCCTTTTTCAAAATCAATACTTGATAAACTATCTTCTTCATTGATAAGGGCTAATTCCTTTTTAGCCTCTTCCTCACTCAACCCTCTAAATTTCATAAGATAACTAACTTTGCTCCTTAGTCCTGCTGATATTTCTTGCATATATGTTTCTTTTAAATCTTCTGTTGATATTAAGAACCCATCAGTATTTTCAACTTCAATTTTATCATTTTCATTTACATTTTGTTTAAATAATATTCTACCTAGCAATAATACACCACGACATATATTAACAATAAACTCGTCAACATTTGAACGATACTTTTTCGCATTAATA